GCCCGGGCCCTTCAATTTAACGCCCCCCGGGAGGCGGGAGCTATTTACATGGTCCCCAACCATGCCTTTACAGTAAGGTCTGGGCAGTAGGTGCCAGCCCGCCGCTTTTAACGGCGCGACGACACGCGAGACGCTTTTGTGCCGCCGCAGCTGGGGGGGAGGGGTTGCCACGCCCTCATACGAGACCCTTTTTATCTCGCATGCCTTGCCCGAAAGATCTTTTAGATAATTAATTTAGAATTTGGGGAAGCCCTCTAGCGAACTGCAAAGAGGGCAAGGATTGCCACAGCAAGCACGCCAATTGCCGTAATTAGCTTGCTGGGGCCCACCTCCGAGACGGTGACAGGGATGTTCGCCTCGGCCACAGAGGATCCATGCGCCATGAACCAGTGTTTGGGGTCAAATTTAGATTTGTGGAGGGGAGCAAGTGACCTCTTATCCTCACTCGCGTAAGCGAGAAGGTAGGTTGCCACATGTCTCGCCGCACCACCTTTCCTAATCATTTGCGCACGGAGGTGTTTTGCTCTGGATTTCCAGACTTTTATGCTAGGTGATCCTACCTCGCGTAATGCCTGAGCAATCCTAGAGACTTCTCTGGGTGTATAGCCATGTAGCCGGAACACTTCAGGGCCATGAATTGCAGCTATGATTTCTGGTAGCTGCTTCAATTTGATGGTGTATGAAACACCGTACATCTCGAATTGATAATCATTGTCAAAGGTCCCGGTTTGCATGGCTATGGAGAGGAGTTGTACCACCAGAACCGTCCTAACCCATAAGGCTGGGAACATCGCGATGATGTTGCCTATCCAGGTGTTGGTCGGATTTCTGACGGTTGACTCAACCATTGATCGCGCGAATGGAGTGCGCGGGTCTCTGGTGAGGTAGTAATAGGGAACTCCTTTGTTGGTGCAGCACACTGAGATGTTGCTGGAGCAGCATGTTAGTTCCTCCAGGTTGTAAGCCAATTGGCACTCCCCCTGCGGAGCGCCGTACTGCAACATGTTCTTTTCGAACATAGCCAATTTTTCCCTATCTGTGGTGGGGTCTGAACTTTCAAAGACCCCGAAGACATCGTCTCCTGTTACCAGGAGCTTGAGCCCTCCCATTCCAGCCTTACGGGCGGCCGCGTGGACTTTGATCCACGCAGTGAGACAGTTACTGGAGCTGGTAGTGTAAACACCACTTGCTCGACAGTTCCGCCAGCCGATCTCTTTCCCGTTGGTGTCATGGATAGGGCCTCCCTTGTACAGCCTGTCATGCAAAGCACGTGTTCGCTCCCTCACGTCGCTAGGCATCGAGGCCGACAGGTAGATGTCACGTTCAATGTCGATGTCTTCAGGAGTCACAGTGGAGTCAAAACACACGGTGTCGCAGGTGAACGCGACAGGATTTTTGGTTTGGTGCCACATTGTTAGTATTTTCTCCACTCTCTCCTTGGGGGTGTAGGCAAAGCCGTACTCGTCCTTCAGCACAGCCTTCACTACCTTTGGGGCTAGGTCGCCCAGCACAGCCTTCTCAGTAGCCCGAACGATGAGGTCCGGGAACATGATTAAGCGTGGTGGCTTCCTAGTGTATTGTTTTTCCCGCATAGCGCAGAAGATCTCCTCCTTTGCCATGCAGGTGACTGGGATAGGTGTCTCTGATTTTGGCAGGGAATCCCAGCAACCATTCAGGTGCCGGCGTGCCTTGGCTGTCAGAACCCTGATGTCGGGCCCTGTCACGCCGGTAGTTGACCTGGCAGTCCTAGCCGGGGTGAGCTTTGCAACTTCATCCCAGCTAAGGCGCTTGGCTGACACTCCCTGAGCTCTCTTCTTTGCCAATCTCACCATATCCAGATGTGCACCATCGAACGTTTGCTCACGCTCGACGGTGACTTTTGCCGCGCGCTCACCCGCCCTACGCCTATCGGTGTAATAGACGATGTTGCGGAAGCGCGCGAGAGAGCCTGTGACTGAGGCCACTGGCACTGGCCTCGGGGGGGGTTTCCCTCCTGAGATGGGTAGACCGTTCCACGCATAGGACGCAGAACACTCGTCACTCTCCTCACCTGATGGTAAATCCTCCCACCCGCTGGATGAGAGGCCAATTGACGAAAGGTCCCCATCGTCCGCCACACGCATCCCGCCGACTGGGTTGGCAGGATCACTTGACACAGAGCTCTCATCACCTTCAAGCGGAGGCATTTCCGGGTCGGTTTCCACCTCGACCTCCTCCATCTTGAATGAACCCGAGATGTTGTCGGGCTCGAACACTGGGTTGATTTCCCCCTTGAGTTCCGGAAACTCGTCAGAGTCGAGCTCCGGGGGGGGGCTACCGACCTCAATGTCCAACTTCTTTCTCACCTTCCTCTTCACACCTTTCCTCCTTCTGGCGCCGCGAGTGAAGCATGAGGTATGCTCATCGTCTGTGCGATCGATGTCATCCACAAGAACCTGCTTCTCTGCATCTCGAGCGGCTTGCATACACATACGGGGAAAGAGCAGGGTGTCTTGCACTTGGTCTTGTTCCATGTACATGGGGTTGGTGATGGTGTTGAGTTCAATTTCTTCTGTCTTTTTGTCGGTCGCGACTTCCGCAGGCAGACTGATCACATGTATCTGCGCCGCAGACTCGTCGTGCCGTTGTTCAGCCAATTTTTCCAGCATTTCCTTGGCTTGGACAGCAGTGGCTACCCTGGTGGAACTCGTCTGTGATGTGCCGGTCTCTGAGGAGAGACTCCCGGAGTTCCAGAAGCGCCTGAGCTTCGGTCCTCCGAGGGTTCCGACATACCAACAGCCGTCAGGGTCCTCTGCAGCCTCGTCATGGTCACGCGGGTGTTGCCCATGGTTGTGATTGCCATAACAGTAGACCTTAGCATCCGGGCAGGTGCAAGGCTCGATCTTATCATTCCCGGTCCAGCCTGGCTTTGCTCCCGATTGAAGGAACATCGCCCTCAACGCTCGAACCTCCTCAGTCTCCGTGTAGATGGCTCCGGGAATGCAGTACGGCAACAACCTGGGCTGTCCATTGACTAGGACTTCCAACCTCCGGAAGAACGGAGGCGGTGGTGGTGCATATGGGTTCACTCTCACTCCGTCCAGATAGGCGAAGTGGTCGGTGGCTGGGCAGGCTGGGTCAAACCTCATGTTCGTGGACGAGACGCCCGTGAGCCAGTACTGGTCCCCGCGCGCCTCGATCTCGATCATGCCGTCGAGCCCAACCTGCAGCAGTCCAACCTTCCAGTCCTCACAGGGGGCAGGCCTAGGGCCGCCTTTCAAGGTGATGTTGATTGGCACTCCTCCGAACCAAGAACGGCAGGAGCGTGGACCGTGAATCCGATGTGCGACTCCGTGCCTGACGACATACAGCAGCTGCGCGCCGCAGCCGCAGGTTACGCGGAGTTCGCCGTCGGTGTTCCACAGCCCCCTGTAGGGCTTCTCACATGAGTAGAGAGGAATCTGCAAGATGTTAGGTTGGAAAAAGAGAGAAATTTTGTGGTAGGTGTCTCTGAATAGGTTGCACAGCCACTCCCATAGGCGCCAGAAGGGGTCGAAGAAGGCGCACTCCGACGTCGTTTCGCCTGAGATCCATTGGATCAGGCGCATGGCCAATTTCATCGGGGAGAGGAGGTCTAGCATGTCCAAAATTGCCTGTTTTTGGTCTTCTGCCTGGACGTAGTGCCCGGGGCCAACGTGGTTGCCCCGTGAGCAGAAGGCAATCAGCCGGTTTAGCCACTCAGCGTTGGAACCACCGCTAAAGCGGTGGAGTAGCAGGCCGGATATCGCCCCTACGACCAGTGCTCCAGGGGAAAAGGCGCCACAAAGCACTCCCATCGCCTCATCCCAAGCTGGCATTTGTCCTTCACATAATTTGAAGGCCACCGCCGCCCCCGAAAGGCCGGCGTAGTAGCCCGTCAGCACGTCCACAATCACTTGCCCCAGCGAGGTGGCGGCGACCGCAGCGCCGGCGCCTCCCGCTAGGACGAATGCCGTGGCCGACCTGGGATTCCCAATTCTGGTTGCAATCCATCCGCCCAAGATGTTGAGCATGATGGTGGTGACTGTTGAAAAGGGACTACACAGTGACGCGGAAAAAGCCATCAGTGTAGCCAGGGCTGGGTTGCTACCTACGGTGGAAAGGCCAGCAACGTACTGCACGCCGCTCATGATACTCCACCAGTGTTGGTTCATGAAGCCCTCAAACTTCTGCCAATTAGTGAGGACTACTGGTGGGGGATTGGATCCAACATAGGCTTGGTATGCAGTTACGATGTTTTGTTTTGCCCAATTGACATATTGAGTCGCACCTTCAACGAAGTCTGCATAGCTCAGGCACTCCTCCATCTCGTCCAAGATGGTGTACAGGTTGTCTCTGTCCTGGCTTATGAAGATTTTTCCGTCGTTGATGCGAATGATGCCGGTTATGCAGATTGACGCACTCGCCTCGGTTAGGAGACAAATAGCGGCGATCGATGCTCCGGCAACCACCCATCCAGTTGATGTGTCATCTTCAACACCCGCATCCAGGCACGCGAGAATCGCGCGAGTCTGCGGATGGTTGTCTGTGATTTCATCGCGCACCTTCCCCAAACGATAGAATAAGGGGGTAAGGGCTCGCCCTGGTCTGCAAGGCTTCCACCTAGGGTCTCCACTAGGTTTCATTGCTATGCACCTGTGACAAGCTGTGATTTGCGCGGCAGTCAAGAAGGGGTAGCTCTCCCCCTGCTGCTTTGTCTGTGACAGGATTGCGGGGTCAACATCCGTGAAAATGTCAAAGATGGACTCCCACAGCTCAGGCCCGTGCGGGATGGTGGGCAAGCCGGGCTGGTTCCTGTAAGCAGAGATGAGAACTGTTGTCTCAGCGGGACTGAGGTCAAACCAAGCCAGGCCGGAGTCGTAGCACTCGACGACTACTGACTGGTCTATGATCCCAGAGGCAGATTCTCCCGGGTCACAGTAGTAGTATATACCCCTGCGACCTCTGCCCGTTCTGCCTCGCCGCTGGGTTCTGGTGATTGAATCAGCTGGTTTGGAGTGTATGTCAATAGTGAAAGTTGGGTCATAGCTAATGGTGAGACACTGTTCCACCGCAGTGTTGCAATCAGTCACGGAGTCAAAGTTGCCGGTGTAGCCCGTCATGAGCGCATCAGTGGCGATGACCACGATGCTTCCTTTGTCAGGGATAACCGAAGCCGGTTTACCTCGATAGTAGGTTACGGCTTTGATGTTGAGCTCCGCAAACTTTGCTTCCAGTTCCTCACACTTAGCTTTGGAGTGACAGAAAATGAGATGCCTCCCCTCCCTATAATTTGCAGATGTTAGTGCCCTACCGTAAAACCTGATGTCCCCCATTGCATCCAATTGCTTCTCCTCAATATTTGGGTGGGGGGCGGTAGGCACACCTGGGGGGGTAGCAGTTGCAAGCACGACCAGCTTAGCGCCCGCGGACTCAGCCCTATCTAAGACGAAGCCAATACCCAGAACGGATGTGGAGTCCTGAGCGTGGCATTCATCGCAGATGATGACGTCATAGTCCTGCAGGCCAGCGTTGCCGTCGGCCAACAACTTGCCATATGTGGAATAGGTTAATTTGGACCCCATGGTGATGGACTTCTCCCCAGACCGGATGTTGGGGGAGATGTTGTATGCTGAGGCCATGTACGGACCCATAGCTATGGTGGTGGCCACGCTAGGGTTCAAGACCAGGACGGAGTATCCCAGGTCGACATAGGCCTTAGGCATCTTCGTGCTCTTCCCTGCGCCGGTTGGAGCATGGAGGAGTTTGATGGCAAATTTGTTGCCCACCACCGGAGGTGTGTTGAGGTCAGATACTTCGGCCGCTTCCTTCATGACTACAGTGGCGTCCAGCTTGATGATTTTGATTGCTCTGGCTATACCCCGCGAACCAACGGTAGCGCGGAATATGCCGAGACAGTGGCCTTGGGCACACACAAGCGGGCAGCCAGAGGAGCCTTTCAGGGTGCGGACCGGACATGGAGATGCAAGGGCATACCTTTCATTTCTGGTGTCAAAGAAGCACGGCTTCACCTCGCCATGACGAGTGACGAGGAACCCATCGACGGTCCCGCAGTTGCACCTAGAAAGGGTGCTCATCCCAGATGGTACAGGGAAAACTACGAGGTCGTCCTCCACTCTAGTACACCTGGCGTAGATTGGCCCGTCCGGGCCGGCTAGAGTGTGAGAGCCGGCACCGTGATAGACTGTGTACAGGGCCCCATCCACGCAGGTACCACAGAATGTCTTCAATGGTGTTGACATGATTACAACCTGCCCTGGGTGCGTGCTCTTGTCCCTGCCCGTAAGTGACACACAGAGTGAGGACCACCAACCCCTCTGGGGGTCTACGGCGGCGGTTATCGGCGAGCAGTGGCGCCACCCGGTAGGAAGAACCTTGACCGGCCCCAACCGGACGAGGTCCCCCATACGAGCGGCCACCGGCAACCCGTCGATCTCATCACCGCACGCAAGTGTCATGGCGTTGTCCTCAATGATTTTTGACTCCACTGGCCCGATGGTACATGGCTCTATGGAGTCCAGCATCTCTTTCAGCCCTGGCGCTGCCCAATCTGCCAGGGGGGTCAGGTGGTCATAGATGTAAGTGCCTGTTAGTTGGAAAAACCACACACCGACCTTTTGTGCTATTGGCCCAGTAACTCGGCCCATGCCTCCAGCCCACCGTAACATACGGATGGCCGCCGCCGTCCGATTGTCACCCAGGCGGAGACACAGTTCGAGCACTTGTGCTATGATGACTACTATGCTGTACACTGCCATAGACATTTGTAGAACCAGGTCCGGGTAGAACACTGCCAAGAGAATAAGCAGTGCCCCGCCCGGGAGCTCCGGGTTGAACTCATGCCTTATGTCCCTCATATTGATTTCCAGCCTGGTCCGCAGGTAGATAGCCGCCCAGCGAATGCGCAGCTGCAGCCTACGGCCAGCCGGTGTGATGGCAAGCAAGAGAGATGCCCACAGAACTATCGGTACCCCCGCAAAGGCAACTTCGTAGGGGCCTCCGACAGCCCAGTCGGGCAGCAGGAGCATGAGCACGGCCATGCCGGGGCGGCCGCACATGGCTACAAAAAGGGCCTTCAGCTTAATTTGGTGAATGTTGTAGAATGCCAGATAAGCCAGGATGCCATACAACCACCACTCTTGGGATGCGCTTGCCGCGATGACAGCAGCGTTGACGCGCGTGAGCGCGGCGTCAGCCCAGTAGGCCCAGATAATGATCCAGCCTACGAGCACAATGCGCGACCCCATCAGGAGCAGAGTAAGCAAGACGGCAATCTTGATGGACACAAGCGGGCCAAGCGCGAATCCCGGCCCGTTGATGAAAGTTTGCACATCTTGGTGGAATGGGTCCTTAGAGATGAAGCCGGAGGCGAGGGCCGGCATCTCATAGGCGTGGCCCGGCGGGACCGCGATCTTGGTTGCGGTCCATAACTTAGGCCTCCCGAGCGCACGTCTCCACCTTCCCGCCGAAACGGGCTCTGACCTGTTGAGGAACGCGGCCGCGGCTAAGTCCCCATCAAGGATTGGGAAGCTCACCCGCAGCTGGTAGATTCCCCAGTCTGTTGTTTGTGGGTAGTGTATGGGCCTCATGGGATAGTCAATGATTAGCTTGTCCGTGAGCCATGGTGCCTGCCCGCACGCCTCGAAGCGCATCCTAGGATTAACCTCGAAGCAATCGCGGCCACAGACGTAGGCCCCCGACTGGCATGGAGGGGGGCCACAGCCTTTTAGGGCATTGGTTAGGTTGAGCCAGAGGCACCCCCAGTTGTGATCTGGAGGGCCCCTGTTGGTTTGTGGCAAATTAAACCAACCAGTGCCGTTAGGGCCACGTTGGCGGACAAGATCATGGGGCCAAGGGTTGAAACAGGTGACTACCCCACACACTTCATGGTCGTACAGGCGTTTCTTGCACCTGGGGAAGATGCGGTACGGACCATGCGTGTCTGACCTTCCGTACATGCCATACGGATGGGGCTTTTGGTGGATAGGGAAATTCCTGAGAGCAGTGTAATTTGGTGGTTTGGCCAACAACACCGGCGCATCGGTGATCTGCCTGTGCCACACCCCCCCAAGCCAACTGAGCCCCCAGAGGGGCCCAGGAGGCTGAATGGGAGAGCAAGCGGAGATGTCAGAGGCATTCGCGACCCTAGTTGGTATAGGGTTCGCTTGTGCTGCGGTCAAGTACAGCAGGATCACCCCTACGGCCCGTAGAGGAGCGGTCCCCATGGCGTAGTATGCGACTGCAAACAAAACGCCAAGGTGACGCCCGGTAACGAGCCCGAGGAGCGCCCCTGGAACCTCAGCAAGCACTGCGCCCAGCCACTGCAAGCCACTAAAATAGGACTGGAAAACATCGAAGCTCACCTTGATGGACGAGGGGGCCTCGAGCAAGAGGTAGCAATCGCACTCACAAGTGAACTCGTAGGATGAATGGAAAAGATGGAATATCCATTCAAAGCCAAGAACGGCCATCCCGCAGGCCTCACCGATATACAGCGCGTCGCATGTTGCGCACAACATCATGAGAGCGTCTATATGAGGTATGAGGCCTAGGGACTCCAACGAGTCATTCTTCAGTGAGAAACTCGGTGACAAGCGATGCCAACACTCTCCATCCACACAGGGGACACAACCCCCCGCATGCCAGCAGCCATAATCTGTACAGAAGTAGATCTCATCAGGATTGCAGGCATTGGTAAAGACCACATCACTGCCCACCTGGCACGTGTGAGAGGCATAAGATGCCTCACCGCACTGCAGGCAAGACAGGAGGGCGAGGAGGAAAATTGTGGCTCCGGTCCATCGGGTCCCAAAGTTGATGGCATCCTCCAGGATCCTCACGCCGCGGGCAAGTCCTCGGCCAAGGAAGCCGGCGGGGCGTCCTACGATCGGCAGAACATGCAAGATGTCCGCCAAACCGCAGAACACCCCGTCGACAACTCGACCAAGGTTGCGCGCCCGGGACCTAGGGTCCGAAGGCCAGCGCGAGCTGGAACCAGGGATCCCGAACCAGGTAACCCAGTCCGCCACTGGGTCAAAACCGGTCCACGGCCGTCCTGGGGTTCCCCAAGTCCCCAGGTACGGATGCCTGTCCCAGAAGCTCTTGTTTCGGGCAGGCAATCTGCGGGGGCGCGGCTGACCGCCCCCCCGCTCTCCGGACTTCGGAACGCCAGGCACCCCTCGGGGCACCCTGCGCTTCGGAGCCGGGGCTCCTTTCTTGTTTGGGATGTAAACACCCCGAACCACCCTCCCGAGAGGCTTTCTAGCTGACCTCCCGGGAGGGCGGCGAGTTTTTGGAGTAGACTTGTCCATGTTCCATGAACAGCCGCATACCACTGACGCTGCGGCAGCACCCTATCAGGCTGTACCATAGTCAGTGACCAGCCCCCAGATTCCCGCTGGGTGGCCACCCCTTACCCGTGGGTATACCCAATTTTCTCGGCATGGAGGCTCATGCGTCGTCCGAGCGAATGTCCTGTACTCAGGATTCCGGGAGGGGTGTGGCTCAGTCAGTGGTTTTTGTGCTAATGGGTGGCACGCACTCGTACTAGACTCATGGCTAGAGTCGTTCCGCGGACGGACCATTGTTCCC